TAGTATTATGGATTGGATATATAAAGGCAAAACATTCGTACCACCAGAAGACTTCGCACCTGAGAAGATGTACGGATTTATCTATCAGGTAACTAACACTGTTAACGATAAGAAGTATATTGGTAAGAAATTCTTTTGGAGTAAGAAAACACTCCCACCGCTTAAAGGCCAAAAAAGAAAAAGAAGATCAATAATAGAATCTGATTGGCGCAAGTATTGTGGTTCTTCTAAGAACCTTACAGAAGATATAGCTGAGATAGGATTAGATAAGTTCCATCGAGAGATACTTTACATTGGAACTATGAAGGGTGAACTAGCTTATATGGAAGCTAAACTCCAATTTGAACATGAAGTATTGCTTAGAGATGATTATTATAACGGTATAATAAACATTAGATTAGGATCAAATAGCGTAAATATATTAAAATAAAGGTTTACATTCTTTTTGTTTTATGGTATAATAGTACCTATGACAAAAAAAGATAATATCATTCAGTTCCCGACTCCGGAAACTGTCACACAAAAACAAGCAGAAGAGATGATTGCATTAGCATCAGATGAATGCAATGGGTTATCCCAGCACTTATGTGATGTATTAGTCGAAGAAATAATAGAAACATCAGATTACTTTTCAGATGCAAACTTCTTTGACGAGAAAGAACAAGAATCAAGAGATATATATGTTATAACAAATTTAATAAACGCAATGTTATTAAGGCATATAGAAATACCCCACGAATTACAAAGATCGTTAGATAAGCTTTATGTTAAAATTAAGCAAATGGCGCAACTACCAACTACAGAATTTGAAATAGACTTTGGGGAAGATGAAGTAGAATTTATACCAGATTTCGATTTAAACCCAGAAGAAGATGATGATTAGAGTTTCGTCACAGTCTCGTGAACAATACAAAAAAAGGTTTACAAACCTCTCAAACTATGGTATAATAGTAACATTAATATTAAAATAAGGAGTAATATATGATTCACAGTTTACCAACCCTCTTTAAAAGAGATTCAAATGGAAATGTCCGCGAATGGACAGTTCAATATATGGGACCAATTAACCCAGGAATAAGAACTGTTTCTGGAATTGTTAATGGCAAATTAGTAGAGAGTGGATGGAATAAATCTACTGCTAAAAACGTAGGTAGATCTAATGCTACCACAGATGAAGAACAAGCTATGGCAGAAGCTAAAGCTAAATGGGATATTAAATTAGAAGCAGAATACTTCGAAAATATATCTCAGATAGATTCATACGATAAATTTAAACCACAGTTAGCAAGAGATTATACTAAGTTACCACAAGACCATGGCTATAGCCAACCTAAATTAGACGGTATTAGATGTATCGCTAGGAAAGATGGATTATATACTAGAGCAGGTAAAGCTATTACCACTTGTGATCACATACACGAAACTTTAAAGCCAGTGTTTGATCAATACCCAGAAATTATATTGGATGGTGAATTATATAACCACCAACTAAAAGCAGACTTTAATAAAATAACTTCTTTAGTTAGAAAGGTTAAACCTTCAGAAGAAGAAAAGCAAGATTGCGAAGCGTTGGTTCAATACCACGTATATGATTGTATTGATGCTACGTTTCCAGACTGGTCACTTATGCACAGATTACAGTTCATTGATATCCACGTAGATAATAGCACATGTGTACAAAAAGTATCAACCTCATTCTGTAAAAATCAAGATCAACTAGATACATTATATTCTAAATATACTGAACAAGGTTACGAAGGCCAAATGGTTAGAAACGATGCTCCATATGAAAACAAAAGATCCAAGAACCTTCTTAAAAGAAAAGAATTTATCACTGAAGAATTCAACGTGGTAGAAGTAATGGAAGGTCAAGGTAACTGGGCAGGATATGCTAAACACTTTAGACTAGAACTAGGTGATGGAAGAGAATTCAAGAGTGGAGTAAGAGGTAACTTTGAAACATTAAAAGAACTACTCGAGCAAGAAGAAAAGCCTTCCTGGGTTACATGTAGATACTTTGAAAAAACACCAGACGGTATACCCCGCTTTCCGGTTGTAATTGATTGGGGAACAGGCGAGAGAACAGACTAATGATTATAGTAGATTATTCCCAAATTGCACTAAGCAATATAATAGTACAGAAGATAGATGACAAAGATATAATTAGGCATATGATCCTAAATTCTTTGCGTATGTATAATAAAAAATATAGAGCAGAGTATGGACAAATGGTTCTAGCTTGTGATGGATTTAATACCTGGAGAAAAGATTTCTTTCCAGAATATAAAGCAGCACGTAAAAAGAATAGATCAGCCAGTGATTTAGACTGGACTTCTATCTTTGAATCTTTAAATGAAGTAAGAGAAGAGATTAAAGCTAATCTACCATGGAAAGTTATTCACATGGATGGATGCGAAGCAGATGATATTATTGGAACACTAACACATCAGACCCAAGAGTTTGGTCAACACGAACCCGTAATGATTATAAGCTCAGATAAAGATTTTATACAATTACATAAATTTAATAATGTAAAACAATTTAGCCCAATACAAAAGAAGCTAGTTCAGGATTCACACCCTATAACATATAAGTGGAATCATATCATGCGTGGCGACTCAGGCGATGGTATACCGAACATCTTATCACCGGATGATACATTTATTACTGAACAACATCAAACACAATTAAGACAAACTAGAGTCGATGAATGGATAAATAACTTAGATAACCTAAGAGAATTAATGGGTGATGATATCTATAGGAACTTTCAAAGAAATCAGACATTGATAGATTTTGAATATATCCCAGAAGCTATCCAAAAAAACATTATAAATACTTTTAACGAGACAAAACCTGCACCAAGAATGAAGGTATTGACTTACTTAATAAACAAACGATGCAATCAATTGATTGAATGCGTAGAGGAATTTTACAATGGCTAAATTATTAATCCCTGAAGTACTAGAATTAGTATCAAAGGCAAAAACCAGAAAAGAAAAAGTTGCGGTATTACAAAAACATAATCACCCAGCTTTAAAAGATATCATTAGAGTCGCTTGCGACGATGACGTAGTATCTTTGTTACCAGAAGGTACACCACCTTATAAAAAAGACGATGCTCCAATCGGATATAGCTCTTCTTCTTTATACAAAACCCACAAACAATTTAAATACTTCTTTAAAGGACCAATTGGAAATCAAGTAAATCCAGTTCGTAGAGAAGGAATATTTATTGGAATATTAGAAATGATGCATCCAAGTGAATCAGATTTATTATGTCTAGCAAAAGATAAAAAACTAGATTTAGATTCTGAATTTTATAATTCAGTTTTCCCAGGGTTAATTGTTAAGGTTCGTAAACCTAAAGCAGTTAAGAAAGCAACAACCAAAACTAAAAAGGAGAAATAGCCTATGGATTAACTTCTTCGTTATGTAATTTTAACACTCAAAATGGAGAACAATATGATTACATCAGAGCGACTTAAGAGAGATCAAAGAGAAGCATTCCGTTATAAAAAACGGTTAAAAGATAAAGGGAAAGATAACCTAGCTTTCAAAATGAATAAGAAAGCAATTAATCTAACCCACCACATACGAGAATTACAGACAATAGGAGGATAGATTATTAGGGTAAAGCCCTGGTAATTACTAGGGCTAACCCGCAAATATTATGATGACAACAAGCACAGAATTACATTTCTACGAAAGAGACGATAGGATAGCAAAAGTCTTTCGTGGATACGAAGGATATTACGTAGAGTTTTATAAAAACAATATTATGATCGAAAGAAGAGAATTATACGAACACAGTGAAGAGTATGCAGAAAATGCTGCAGAAAATTACGTTGATGGAGTGATGCAACTAAATGGCTGATCAAAAGTTTGATCCAAAAGAGATCGCGAATTCCAAAAGAATATTTAAATCAGCAACACCGAAATATACTATTGATTGGTATATAAAATGGGTTGCTAGCTTTTTTATCTTATGTGGAATGTCAATACGAGGAGTAGATGGATATGCATTTTATGATGTAGCTTTTTCTCTCGTAGGCGTTAGCTTATGGTCAATAGTTAGTATCATATGGAACGACAGAGCTCTAATACTTTTAAATGGCATTGGAGTAGCTTTACTACTTAGAACAATAATTGAAATGATTTAGGGGTTTACAAACCTTCTAAATTATGGTATAATATACATTATGAACATTTTTATATTAAATAAAGATCCGGTTATCGCAGCACAAGAACAATGCGATAAGCATGTTGTAAAGATGATATTAGAATCTGGACAAATGCTATCTACAGCACATCGAATGCTAGATGCCACCGAAACCCGTGGTCCATCTAAATCAGGAAAAACAACAGTTAAGAAATGGGTCTTCGAAGATGACGAAAGAGAAGACATATTATATAAAGCTGTACACATGTATCACCCTTGCACTACCTGGACAATTGAATCAGGTGAAAATTACGAATGGCATTACAAACACTTTGTTGCATTATGTGATGAATATAAGTACAGATATGGAAAAACACACGCAACAGATATTCGTCTTAGAGAACCTTTGGAAAATATGCCAAACAATATAGAATATAAAGGCTTAACAGGTTTTGCCTTAGCAATGAAAGCTTTTCCAGATTGTATTACAGAATGTCCAGTCGAATCATATCAGAATTATTACCATACTAAATTAGCTTATATGCCAATGGTATGGTCTAAAAGAAAACAACCAGAATGGTTTAATCCTAAGGCTTATGAAAAAAGCTTTAATAAAATAGACTGGGTAGGTCAAAATTGGGAGCAAGCAAATGCCAACGTATGATTTTAAAAATCTAAAAACAGGTGAGGTAGAGATAGATAGAATAATGACTATCGCAGAGATGGAAGAATATGTTAAAGATCCTAATATCACACAACTTATCAATCCACCTAAACATAACCTTATTGGTGGTAAAGATGGTTCAGTATTAAAACAAGCAGGCGATGGATGGAAAGAAGTCCAGGATAGAATTAAATCTGGATTACCACCTAAGGATAGAGGTTTAATTAACACTAAATGATCGACCGAGGTAATGATAAACAATGGCAAGATAACTCAGACGGATGGGTTACTGCTATGACTAAGTCAAAAGAAAAGAAAGAAGCTAAACTTCTAGGAACTTGTGATCATAATGATTTTGAATGGTGCGAAGTATGCCAATATGATAACCAAGGTGCGGAATACATTACAAATTTTATAAACATAGATGAGTCAAATAGATAAATTAGAATATGCAAAAGTGCATAACGAAGAAGGATATTTCCAAGAATATTGCCACGGTACATATGAAGAGATAGAATCCTATTGTACAGAAAAGGGTTGGTACGTTGATCGGTATTTCGATCATGTTAATCCTTCTACAGTTCAAAAAGGATTTAGATATATTGGAGCTGGTGTTGATCCAGTAGAATTACAAAGAGGATTTAATTATGAAAAGGCTGAGCCGATTATTGACGATTCCTGGTAGGATTTTAAATACATTCCTAGAATGGAGCTTCCAACGAACCGCAAATAAACAATTCCGTAAGCACGATGTTACTTACCGGGATGGAGATAACACATGATAGAATTTGACCCAATAGAAATAAATACAGATTTAGAACAGCATACTAAAAAATCTGGTAGGTATTATACCGATCCAGATGGTAATAGATATTATTCTGTTACAACTGTACTCTCTATATTAAATAAAGCAGCTATAATGGCATGGCGCAAACGTGTAGGCAACGAAGAAGCAAATCGTATATCTTCCCAAGCTGCTACTCGTGGTACAAAAGTACATGACATGATAGAAAAATATATCGTAGGAGAAGATTTTGCTAAGGATAACTTAGTAGCATTATCTAACTTTAAAGATATACAACCTATCATAGATAAGAATTTAACAAAAATTCATGCAGTCGAAGCAAGGTTATATTCCTCACATTTAGGATTAGCTGGAACAGTAGATTGTGTAGGTATTTGGGATGGCAAACTTAGTATTATTGATTGGAAAACATCCAAGAAATTCAAGAAGAAAGAATGGTGTGAAAACTATTTTATGCAAGCTTCCGCATATGCAATTATGTGGGAAGAAAGAACTGGTATACCTATCACTAATTTGGTGGTAGCAATTGCTGGTGACGAGGGTACTCAGATCTTTATTGAACATAGAGATGACTGGGATAAAAAATTAATTGAAACTATAGAAGAATATAATAGGAGAAAACAATGATAGGAGTAAACCAAATCTTTCCTACATTCCATATGAATGGGGTCGAAGGAGAAGAATTAGTAAAAAGGAATAGCGATGATTATTCAGGATGGAGAGTATTTTACTTTTATCCAAAGGATTTTACCTTTATTTGTCCGACAGAAATCTGTGGAATGGATAAATTATTAGGTGAAGCAACCGTAGTAGGATTTAGTGGAGATAACGAGTTTTGTAAAAAAGCTTGGAAAGAATCTTTACCAGATACTCTTGGCGGAATCAGACACACATTATTAGCAGATTGCGGGTTAAGATTATCCCATGAGCTAGGTATAGTGGACTTTGATAACTTGGTATCTTTAAGGGCAACATATATTGTTGATCCTGAAGATAAAATTCAACATGTATCAGTGAATGCCTTAGATACAGGCAGAAGTTCTGACGAAGTTCTAAGAACTTTGCAAGGATTAAAAGCTGGTGGACTAACAGGTTGCTCGTGGAATCCCGGCGACCCTTATGTGGTATAAAATATGGCAAAATATACAGGACCTTTACTCGAGGCTTTAATTACAAAACTTGAAGGTGATATTGCGGTAGCAAAGGCTAACGTAAATGTTTACACATCCAATGCAGCAGGTATTGGCGAACATTCAGACATAGTAGAAACAATCGAAGCTCAAATA